CTATGAAAAAATATGGTAAATGGTCTGCTTATGCAGCCATGGGTGCAAGTAAGTATTGTAAAGACCCTAACTATGCTAAAAAAGATAAAAGAAAATAATTATGATGGACAAGAAACAACTAAAACAAATATCTAGTGAATTGAAAAAAGCTTCAGCTATGCACAAAGGTCAAGCTAAGCGAATTGATGCAATGCTAAAAAAAATAAATGGCAAGAAAAAGTAGAGACCCTAAGGTTGGTACAGGCAAGAAGCCTAAGGGTTCTGGCAGAAGATTGTATACTGATGAAAATCCAAAAGATACAGTTGGTATAAAGTTTGCTACTATTAGTGATGCAAATCAAACTGTTAGAAAGGTTAAAAATATTTCAAAGCCTTTTGCTAGAAAAATACAAATATTAACCGTGGCTGAGCAACGAGCTAAAGTTATGGGCAAAAAAAGAATAGCAAGTATTTTTAAAAAGGGTAAAGAGATGATTAGAAAGATTCATAAAAAAAGTAAAAGTAAATAAATGGGAGAGCTAAAAAAATGGAGAGAACAAAAGTGGGTTAGAATAGGAACAGATGGTTCTATTAAGGGTGCGTGTGGTACAAGTAAAAACAAAAAGAATCCTGACCGGTGCTTGCCTTATAAAAAAGCAATATCAATGTCAAAAGCTGAAAGGGCAAAAACAGCTCGTAAAAAGAAAAGAGAAGGAAGAACAGGCAAGCAGTTTGTGTCTAATACTAAAGCAGGTAAAGTAACAAAAAGATTTGTCTAAATCTGTATTAAAAAAATTATTAACTTTGTATAAAAATTTAATCTAATGGAAATAAAAGTAAGAGCCTTAGGCGATGGGCAAGAAAAATCACAGTCGCAACAAGAACAAGAGCTTTTGGATAAGCATGAACAACAAGAGAATGCTGTTCAAGAACAAAAAACATCAGAGCCTGTAGCAGAAACTGCACAGGTAGAAGAGAAAAAAGTGGAACAAGAAGTTCCTGTAGTAGAAGAAAGAAAATTAAGTGATGAAGATATTGTTTCATACTTAAAAGAAAAGCATAATAAGGAGATAACTTCAGTAGATGAGTTATTTAGAGAGAGAGAAGAAAACCCTCTACCCGAAGATGTATCTGCCTATTTAAAGTATAAAAAAGACACAGGTCGTGGCTTTGAAGATTATGTTAAGCTTAACAGAAACTTTGAAGATTATGATTCTGACAAATTGCTACGAGAGTATCTAACTGAAACCGAAGAGGGTTTAGATAGAGAAGATATAGAAGACATGATGGCAGATTATCATTTTGATGATGATATCGATGATGAAGCTACTATCAAAAAAACTAAGTTAGCAAAGAAAAGAAAGATTGCTGAGGCAAAAAAATATTTTAATAAGCAAAAGGAGTATTTCAAGCAACCCCTTGAGTCAAGTACGGCTGCCATTCCTGAAGCTGATTTAGAAAAAATAAAAGCTTATGAGCAATCTATAGCGAAAGCTAGAAGTGAAAACGAGGAGAGTGCTAGAAGAAGAAGAGTTTTTGAAGAAAAAACAAATTCTATTTTTAACACAGAGTTCAAAGGTTTTGAATTTTCTTTAGGTGATACCAATATTACTTATTCTCCGGGAACAGCAGAAGAGCTTAAAAAAGCTCAATCTACACCAATGAACTTTGTAAATAAGTACATAGGTGAAGATGGTGCGATAAGTGACGCTGTAGGATACCATCGAGCTTTGGCACTAGCAATGAATCCTGAGAAGTTTGCTAAGTTCTTTTATGAGCAAGGTAAATCTCAAGCGACTGAAGATGTGATGCGTAAAACTAAAAATATAAATATGAGTGAGCGTAAAACACCTGAAGTAGTTAATAAGGGAGGAATGCAAATTCGTTCTTTGAGTCAAGACTCAGGGAGAGGGTTAAAAATTAAGAGTATTAAAAGAAAATAAAAAATTAAAAATTAGAAATAATGGCAGG